GAAAAGCAGAAACTGCACTTATTTCTATGAGTGCATCTCAAGGCAAAGTTGCAAGAAAATGGCAGTCACTTCAAATGTCTCAGACTATGAAAGATGAACAAGGGTCATTTACACCTGCATCATTTGCATATTCTTACAAACTAAGTTCTGTATTAAACTCTGGTAAAGGTAATCAGTGGTATGGATTTTCAGTAGAGTCTGAAGGACCAGTTGAAAACGCTGAGCTTTATCAAAGAGCTAAAGATTTCCATGATAGCATGGATAAACAAAACAGATAATTGCCACATTTGGGCGCTACGTTTGTGGCGCCCAATTTAATTCAACTTGAGGGAACATGTTAGAAAGATTAAAAGATATATTTAAAGGTTTAGAAAGTGCTCATGGTGTCACTAAAAAAACTGATGAAATTAGACACGATGGTAAAAACGAAGTTAGATCAAAAACTATTAGAGAACCGGTAACTGATGAGTTATGGGAAAAGCATTTAAAAGGTGAAGAACCTGGACTTGGTATTATACCAATCAACGAACAAAACAAATGTAAATGGGGTGCAATAGATATTGATACCTATCCATTTGATCATTTAAAATTAATTAAAAAAATACGAGAAAATAAATTTCCTTTAATTGTATTTAGATCAAAGTCAGGGGGTGCACACGTTTATTGTTTTGTAAAACAATTTGTTGCTGCATCTTTGATGAGAAATAAATTACAATTAATGGCATCAGCATTAGGTTATGCTAAAGCAGAAATATTTCCTAAACAATCTAAAATTATGGCAGAGAGAGGTGATGTAGGTAGTTTCTTAAACATGCCTTATCATGGTGGAGATCGAACAGTTAAATATGCAATTGATGATAGTGGTAATTCTTTAACCATAGAAAAATTTATAAAAGCGTATGACTTAATTGCTTTAGAAGATATTCAATTAGAAAATTTATTAGTAAATAAAAAACAAGAAAAGACTAAAGAAGATTTTCCAGATGGACCACCATGTTTAAATACAATAATTAAAAATGGTCCTATCATAGAAGGCAATGGAGATGTTGCAGCGTCTGGTCGTGATAATGGTTTATTTAATATTGGAGTCTATTTAAAAAAATCAGATCCAATTGGGTGGCAAGATAAAATTGAAGATTATAATGTAGAAAAATATATTAAACCACCATTAAAAGCCACAGATGTAATAAGAATCAAAGCTCAAGTCGAAAAGAAAGATTATGATTTTAGATGTAAAGATAAACCTATTTGTAATTTTTGTGATGAAAGACTTTGTTACACAAAACAATTTGGTAAAGGTGGTGATGTTAGAATGCCGGCAATCACAGCAATTAGAAAATATGAATCAGATCCACCAATATTTTTTGTAGATATTGATGAAGACACTATTGAAGTAGATGCACCAACATTACATGATCATGAAAAATTTAGTATTGAATGTATGACAGAATTAGGAACGCCTTTGATTCCTGTTGCTAAATTAGTATGGAGAAAACAACTAGCTTCTTTAATGAAAAATATGGCAACACTAGATGCTCCAGATGATACTAAAAAAGACATACAGTTAAAAGAATTACTAACAACTTTTATAAGTCGAGATGGAAAATCTATGGAAGACGTGTTGAAAAGAAAACCATATACACAAAATGGTGTTAGTTATTTTAAATTTAAAGATTTCTGGGCGTACGTTATTAAACAAAAAACATGGTCAGAAAAAAAATATCCTAAAAATAAAACTATAAGATTATTAGAACAATTGTTTAATGCTAAGACAGATGTTGTAAAGATTACAATAGGTAAGGATGAGAAAAGTGTAAAAGTTTGGACGGTAGAAAAAATAGAAGTTGAAAAATATATACCTAGAAGAATAGAAAAACAACCGGCAGCGTTTGAATGAGAACGGTAATAGCAGGACCACCAGGTACAGGAAAGACACATACATTGATACATAAACATTTACATAACGAATTAATTAATCACAAAACAAATTCTAAAAAAATTTGTTACATTACTTTTAGTAATGCAGCTGCAAATGAAGCAAGAGATAGAATACAAAAAGAATATCCAACATTTGATTTTGATTGGATTTGTACAATGCACTCAATGGGAACTAAGTTATTAGGTATTGATACCAATACTCAGTTACTAAAAGATAAAAACTGGAATGCATTTAAAAATAAATACGGTCATAATGATTTACACTTTGAAACTAAACAACATGAAAATGGTTTTAATGAATACAGAAATCAATACATGCAGGTTATTGAATACTCTAGATGTAAAAAAATTGACTTACAAGACGCTGCAGTAGAACTAGATTTAATAGATTATATTAGTGAACCTTTACTAGATCAAATTAATCAAGACATTATTGATTATAAAAAAGATTATACCATGTATGAATTTTCAGACATGATTTCCAAGTTTGTTGAGAAAAAACTATGTCCTTCCCTCGACGCCGTTTTTCTCGATGAAGCTCAAGATCTGAATCCCTTGCAGTGGGAAATGTTTTTTTACATCGAATCTTGTTGTAAAAGATCTTACATTGCAGGGGATGACGATCAGGCTATCTACGCGTTTCAAGGCGCTGACCCTAAAACATTTATTAACCTTGAAGGGATTCCCGATCATCAAACCGAATCACGAAGAGTGCCAAGAGCAGTACATAAAGTTGCATTATCTATTTTAGATAACATTGATCAAAGAAGAATTAAAACATGGGAACCTAGAAAAGCGGAAGGTAGAGTCTTTGAAAATTTAGAATTAGAAGATTTAGATTTTAATTCTGGACAGTGGATGATTCTAACTAGAACGAATGAACAAATGAAAAATCTGGTGCCCACTTTTCAAGAAACTGGATACCGGTTTGAATGTAAATTTAATGATCTGTTGCCCAACGAAGCACTAAAAGCAATTAATGATTGGCGACGATTAAATAGAGGTGCGAGCATATCCGGTGAAGAAGCAAGAAACATTTATGAATATTTAAAGTATGATAAGGGCGACGTAAAATACGGATTTTCTGGTGGCAAGTCTCTAGTAAATGTAGACTCGGTTGATATGGATGAGTTGAGACTAGAACATGGTCTGATTGCATCTGGAGGCTGGGACGCGTTACGATTTAAAGACTATCAATATGATTATATCAAGGAACTAGTGGCGAGCGGCGAGGATCTAAGTAAACCGGCAAGAATAAAATTATCTACTATACATGCAGTTAAAGGAGAAGAGGCTGAGAATGTAGTTTTGTTTACAGATTTAGAAAGAATTATTTACGAAGCAGCTCAGGTAAATAAAGACACTGAACATAGATTATTTTTTGTTGGTGTGACAAGAGCAAAAGAAAACTTATTCATAATGAATCAAGGTTATGAATATCAATACAACATAGGAGAAGAAATAATATGACAAATAAAGATATGTTTGATCAAGCATTTCCACAAGATAAGCAGATAGGCGGGAGTCACTACAAAGACTTTCATATTCAACCGTATGAATTTATTTCTAAGAACGACCTTTCTTTTTTTCAGGGAAACGTTATAAAGTATGTATGTCGTTACATGAATAAAAATGGCATACAAGATTTAGAAAAAATAATTCATTATTGTGAATTAGAAATTAAAAAAATGAAAGATATAGATGTCAAAAATAAGAAAAAATATAAAGATAAATAATTATAAATTTGTATTAGAAATATATCCTGCAAGAAATGGATGTAATGGAAAAGAAGGACCTTATTGGGAAATATTTCCACATAGCTATAAAGCATCATTATATGCTTTTAGTAATAAAGATAATTTAAATAAAAAAATAGAAAAAGAATATTTGTGAATATAATTGCTGTCTATGATTTGTGTTTTTACACACTGTGTACTTATTATTTTTGGAGTAAATTAACATGATGTTTGAAGCACAAAAGGAATGGACTTGTCCAGAAACTTTTCCTGATTTAAGTCAGGCAAAATATATTGCAATTGACTTAGAAACTAAGGACCCTAATTTAAAATCAAGAGGTTCCGGTGCAGTTATTGGTGAAGGTGAGATAATAGGTTTTGCTTTAGCTGTTGATGGTTGGTCAGGTTATTATCCAATAGGACATAGAGAAGGTAATTTAGATAAAAGAATTGTTCTAGATTATATAAAAGAAGTTTGTGCAACCGATGCAGTTAAAATATTTCACAATGCAATGTATGACGTTTGTTGGTTAAGAGCATACAATATAAAAATAAATGGTTTCATTGTAGATACAATGGTTATGTCATCATTAATTGATGAGAATAGATTATCTTACACATTAAATAGTATTGGTTTTGAATATCTAAGAGAAGTTAAAGATGAAAAAGGATTGAAAGCTGCAGCAGAAGCTGCTGGTGTAGATGCTAAATCAGAAATGTATAAACTTCCTGCAATGGATGTTGGAGCTTATGCAGAAAAAGATGCAGAACTTACTTTAGAATTATTTAAAGTTTTATCTAGAGAGATACACAAACAAAATTTATCTGAGATATTTGACCTGGAGACACAACTCTTTCCTTGTTTGATTGATATGAAATTCAAAGGAGTAAGAGTAGATGTAGAAGCAGCACACCAATTAAAACAGTCAATGGTGCAAGAAGAACAAGAGTTATTATTAACAGTAAAAAAAGAAACAGGAATTGAACCACAGATATGGGCAGCGAGAAGTATTGCGAAAGTTTTTGACAAACTCGATTTACATTATGAAAGAACTTTGAAATCACAAGCACCATCCTTTACTAAAAATTTTTTATCTGAACATAAACATCCATTAGTACAAAAGATTGCGAAAGCAAGAGAAATAAATAAAGCACATACAACCTTTATAGATACAATATTAAAACATGAGCATAGAGGTAGAATTCATGCGGATATTAATCCAATAAGATCGGATCAAGGAGGTACAGTTACCGGAAGATTTAGTTACAGTAATCCTAATCTACAACAGATCCCTGCAAGAAATAAAGATTTAGGACCGAAGATAAGATCTTTATTTATACCAGAACAAAATCATACTTGGGGTTGTTTTGACTATTCACAACAAGAACCAAGATTAGTTGTACATTATGCAGCAACTACAGATCCAATTATGTATGATGATTCTGTTACACAAATTGTAGAAAAATTTAAAAGTGATTCAGTAGACTTTCACCAAACTGTTGCAGACATGGCAGGGATATCAAGAAGTAATGCTAAGACAATTAACCTTGGATTATTTTATGGTATGGGTAAAGCAAAACTACAAGCAGAATTAGGTTTATCCACTAAGGCAGAAGCAGAAAATTTATTTAATCAATATCATGAAAACGTTCCATTCGTTAGAGAGTTAATGAATAGAACTTCACAACATGCTCAACTATCTGGATCAATTGGAACATTACTTGGTAGAAGATGTAGATTTAATAAATGGGAACCAAATACTTTTGGTATGCATACACCTATGTCTTTAGAAGAAGCAGAAAGAACTTATGGTAGAGGAAGAATTAGAAGAGCTTTTACATACAAAGCTTTAAATAAATTAATTCAAGGTTCAGCGGCTGATATGACTAAGAAAGCAATGTTAGATTTATATAATGAAGGTATTATACCGCACATACAAATACACGATGAATTGGATATTTCTGTGGAGTCACCTGAGCAAGCCAAAAAGATAATTGAAATTATGGAAAATGCTGTTAAACTAGCGGTCCCAAATAAAGTTGATTATGAATATGGTAATACTTGGGGTGAAATACATGGATAAATATTATGGCATATTTAAACGCGAACATTCCTCCAATCTATTGCAAGGTAAGGAAGGAGTATCTTTATGATCTTAAAGAACATCAAGGAGAGTCTAGTGACTGTGTTATCTTTGGTCTTGTCTCTATATCAGGTCGCGCACTCTTATTTAACATCATGCTACCCAACGGTGCGTGCTTTTGGCGTTTGCCTATATCAGCGTTTTTTCAAAAAGAGTTTTCCAGAGCCGATGTGCCGGATATGCAGGCGAACGAATTACAGTTGTGGAACTGTTTTAGTTATTGGCCTAGCGTGCATTGTTTTGATTGGTTGGCTGGTATAGATGGTAAATATCTAGGAAAAGATAAAAAATTCTATCATGGACAATATTTATTTACTATTGACTGGGCTCATCCAGAGACTAATATACTCAATACAGAGCATTCTGAAATTCCTCAAGAACATAAGTGTGCACACATACTGGCTCTTACTAACGGGAATTATGCAGCTCAGC